TTTATATATACCAGAAACAGGAGATGTGATAGATTGGAAAACCGTTAAGGTTAAGAATCTATCTTACTTCCCATCGCTACAACAGCGTTGGCAAGTTCAGGTATATGGCTACTTGCTTGGCAAGTTTGGAAAGGGGTCACCCAGAACTGTTAATCTAGTAGCCATAGCAAGAGATGGTGATGAAAGAGATGTCAAGGTTCATTCAGAACCTTATGATCCGAAGTTAGCAGAAGATGCTTTGAATTGGTTATCTGCTATTAAAGAGAGCGCAGATGCACCAGGGCCAGAGCGCGATCAAAGTTACTGCAAGTTCTATTGCAAGTACTTTGATGAGTCGGGCGAGATGGGATGTACTGGTCTAAAAAAAGAACGTATCAAGGAAGATGAAGTCTTTATAGATAATCCTGAAGTGGACACATCTGCCTTGAAGTATTTACAATTAGATACAAAGATAAAAGAACTGACTACTGAACGCGAGTCATTAAAAGCTGCGTTAGAAGGATTTACTGGTTCTACCAACAGTGGTGTATCCATTACTTGGAGCATAGTCAGTGGTAGAGAATCAGTAGATACCGAAGAGGTTGAGAAACTTCTCGGTTTCGTACCAAAGAAACAAGGACAGGAATCAACAAGGTTATCTGTCAAACATACTGGAGGTAAGTAAATGGCTGCACCGGAAAGCACGAAGTTCCAGATCAACTACAAGCTAGGTGATGGAACTCTAGTAAATATTTATGCAACTAGTCAGGCTGAATTAGAGGCATCTCTAACTTCAATTGCTGATGTAGCAACATTAGTAACATCAACTGGCACCGCACTTGGTGCTACTGCACAACCAAGTGGTGGAGCAATTGCCTATGCTAAGAAAGCACTAGGCGCTACTGCTGTATCTGCAACAGATGCAACTGCACCTGATTGTAAGCACGGCTCAATGGCATTTCGCTCAGGCGTAGGACAGAAAGGTCCTTGGAAAGGTTGGATGTGTGCTGCACCTAAAGGTGCTGTAGACAAATGCGAAACCGTCTGGATTAGATAGGCAATGCGGGTTCCCTGGAACTATGAGAACCCAGCTTGCGCCGAAGTGGGTGTGGAATTTTTCTTTCCTGAAGTAGAGGATGGAGATAGAGTCCACACTCAACAGGCTATAAACGTCTGCAAGATATGTCCCCACCTTGCAGAGTGTGCAGAATGGGGAATCAATAAGGAACGCTTCGGTACTTGGGGCGGCATAACTGCGGCAAAAAGAAAAAGAATTAGACAGCTAAGAGGGATAACTCTTCCTAGAGAGGATTACGTTGCTAAACATAGATAGAGCGTGGCGTGGTAGTACTACCAATGCAACACCACTACCTGATGTATGGAAAGATCTTGCTGTAAAGCAGATCAAGTTTCGTAGAGGTCAGGTATGTATGGTTGCTGCTGCGCCTAATGCTGGCAAGAGTATGTTTGCTCTTATCTATGCAGTTAAAGCAAAGGTTCCAACTTTATTTTTCTCGGCTGATACCGACATAGCAACAGTGATGATGAGAGCAGCCTCTCACCTATCAGGACACAGTCAACTACTGGTGGAAGCAAACTTAAATAGTAACCGTCATTACTACGATAAGCACCTAGATAATATGTCCAACATACAGTTTGTCTTTGACTCATCACCATCACTAGATGATATTGAGTTAGAGATCAAGGCTTATGTTGAACTCTTTGGTATTCCACCAGAGTTGATTGTGATTGATAACCTGATGAATGTGGCTGCTGAAACTGATAATGAGTGGGCAGGACTGCGAGCTATTATGGTGGAGTTCCACGATATGGCTCGTAAGACTGAAGCCTGTGTGATGGTCTTACACCACGTCAGCGAACAGACTGAGTATGGCAAGACTAACTTCCCACCTCACCGTAGGGCTATTCACGGTAAGGTCTCACAACTACCAGCACTAATACTTACCCTTGGCTTTGATCCTTTAGATCAAACTTTAAAGGTTGCACCAGTTAAGAATAGGTTTGGTCCACACACAGCAGATGGTTCAGACTTTGCTACTCTATTTGTAAACTATTCTGTATGTCAGATCAGTGATGCAGATGAGTATGGTCGTATGTATAGAAGGGATGCCCTACTAAGTGACAGCCAAGTACAATAAACAAAAGGGTTCTCAGTTTGAAGTTGATGTAATGAAATGGTTTAGGAAGATGGGCGCAGTAGCTGAACGCTTGCGCTTATCAGGAGCAGAGGATGAGGGAGATCTAGTAGTTATAGTTGCCGGTCAAACCTACATCTTTGAATTAAAAAATACTAAGAAGTTAAACTTGAAGGAGTTTTGGGATGAAGCGCAAACAGAAGCTGTTAATTACGCTAAGCATCGTGGCATTAATAAGCCTTTATCTTATGTACTATACAAAAGAAGAAACGCAGGAATAGAAAAGACTTGGGTAATCCAAGACCTAACACAATGGCTAGAGGAGAAACAATAATGAAACTATATGCTCAAATGCTTACTTGTAGTAATTGCCATTACACAAGAGCCAATAGTGAATGGTATACAAGTAAAGAAACTAAAGTTCTTTATTGCAGTAAAGATTGTTACTTAGCAAAGGAGCACGGTATTAATAGTTATTGGAATGAAAATGGTTCATTAAATCAAAAGAAATTTGAAGAAAGTTTTACAGTAGTATGGGAGAATTAATGTTAATGAACGCAGGCTTAGCTAGTGAAGTAGTATCTATTATGAAAAAAGATAAAGATGATTATGATATAGCTATGGACATTTATGATTTGATTACTAAGTATAATAAAACTTTTACTGGAACTAAAATAGGACTACCAGAGAACCGCAAGCGATTGCAAAGTGCTGGTGTAGAGAAGGCAAAGAACTCATCATTTGATGAGGGTTATGATGCTGGCTTTAAAGCTGGTATTGAATACGCTAAAGGAATTACAGATGAGAAAATCAAATCTTAATCTGTTTGACGGCATTGGAACTTGGAAACGAAGACCAATAAGAGCAGGTAAGAAAACCTATATGCCATCTCATAAGAGATGGGGAAAGATAACGGTAACAACAATGACACCAACACCAGAAGGCGTAATAACAACAACGGAAATACTACAGCCAGTACCAGAGGTGGTAGTAGAGGAAGAGGTAAAGGAGGAGGAATGATTTGCGATCTATGTAGGTCAGGCGGTGAGCTGAATAGAACTGGTCAGTTCAAGCGTGCTGTTACTATGCACAAGAAATGTAAGGAGGATTGTGGATGTCAGCATCAGACTGGTCCAGGAGTAGGAAGCCTAGCCTTCGCAATGGCAGAACCGATGCGAACACAATACCCATTGGAATAATAGTTGCCCACTATGGCGGTGAGGTAAGAGAAGGTAGGGCTTGCTCTGTAAGGTGTGTATTGCATAGCGACAGTAGAAGAAGTGCAGTAATAAATACGCAGGAGAATTTATACTTTTGTCATACCTGCGGTAAGGGTGGCAATGCAGTAAACATTATTAGTATCAAAGAGAATATGGAGTTTAAAGATGCTCTCGCCCGTGCAATTGAAATCGTCACTGGAAGCGGCGGTTCAGTACAACAAGGATCTAAACGAAGAGGCGGTAGCGTTTCTCGCAGGTCGTGGGATCTCTAAAGAGGTAGCTGACCAGTACCAACTAGGTTATATAAAGCAACCTTTTGCAACCCACGAGAACTATCAGGGCTGGCTATCCATACCTTATATAACTGTGCTTGGACACTGTGTTGGATTTAAGTTTAGAAGATTAGATGATGGCAAGCCTAAGTATGGAGCACCACTTGGTCAGAAGGGTCATCTCTATAATGTTAGCGACATCATTGTATCTAGTGAGTACATAGCAGTATGTGAGGGTGAGTTAGATACGATCATTTGTTCTGCGGTATTAGGTATACCAGCAGTTGGAGTTCCTGGTGTTGCCGCTTGGAAGCCACACTTTACTAAGATGTTTACTGGCTATGGCAAGATTTATATTATTGGTGATAATGATATTAAAGATGATGGCACTAATCCTGGGGCTGAGTTCTCAAGGAGAGTAGCTCAGGAGGTAATGAACTCTTCAATCGTGTCGCTACCTGCTGGATTAGATCTTAATGACTTATACTTAGCAAAGGGTATAGAAGAGACAAAACGGACAATTGGAGTACCTAATGTATGAAGAACTCAGATCTGATGGTACTAGCAGAATGGTTGGCGACCTCAGGGATCTCTATAATCAAGATAGATTACGTCAAAGGAACAATAGAGATAGCACCACCGAAGGTAAGAGAATAGATGATGAGTTCATCGCCAATATGTGGGCTGTTATGGATGCAGCAGGTAATCTACTTATCAGTAAGCACCACGATTACGGTCCATTAAATATAGCAAGATCTCCTGGCGGTCCTATCAATGGGCTAAGAGTGCGTATGTGGGACAAGATTGCTCGTATAAATAATTTAGTAGACTCTAATGTTAAGCCAAGTAATGAATCATTACGAGATTCTTTTATGGATCTACTTAACTATTCAGCTATTGCAATGATGGTATTGGATGGCAACTGGCCTGAGGTGCAAACATTAGACTGCGAATAATCTACTGGAAGATTAAAGATCTATTCACCAAACGTTCCAAGTTTCGCAAGATAGAGCGCAAGTTAGATTATCTTGATAAAAAACTTGAGGCTTGGATACTTACGATTGAAGAATTGTATGTAAAGAAATGACACCTGAATTACACCCAACTCTTTATGAGTTAGTACCTTCAGTTACTTACGTTATTGTTCGTAAGTTTAAAGGATGGGTTGACACTGAAGATGTAAGACAAGAGTGTTATCTCTGGGCTATTGGTCGTGGTCAACAGTTTACTGATCTACTTAATGAACCTAACCCTGATAAGCGTGAGCAGAATGAAAGACGTATTGCCTATCAGATGCGTAGAGTTGCAGAAAGATATGCTCGTAAAGAGAAGGCTCGCAAGGCTGGGTATAAGACAAGTGATGAAGCCTTCTACGATACAACAATTATTGCCCAACTAATTCCATTTGTTATTGCTTCCATTGTTAATGGCACTGTCCTTGAGCAAGCACAAGAGATGATCAACGATGGCACACCTCGTAAGCAGTCAACACCTGCTGAGGGTGGCAACCTGCTGGCTATCCTAATAGATATTAAGAAGTGTTATCTAAAGCTAGGGCAAGAGGATAAGACTATATTGCAGATGAGATACCACGATAACTTTACATTACAACAGATAGGCCAGTACTTAGAGTGTGCTACATCCACTGCTGATCGCAGGTCTACCGCAGCTTTGCGTAAGCTGCAAAACAAACTTGGTGGTGAGACTCCTTGGGCATAGAGTTAAAAGAACCGGAACTTTTAGACTATCTCAAGGAGTTTTACTACTCAGACTTAGAGAAGTCGGAAGAGTTTGACAACTGGGATTGTATATCACTAGAACATAAGATGTTTATAGAATTAAAATCCCGCAAGACCCACTACCCTGATCTACTTATTGAAGAGAGTAAGTATCAGGGTTTAATTATGGCAGCAGGTATCAGATCACTTACACCTTGGTATATCAACGCCACACCTGAAGGTATATGGGGCTTTGATTTGTCCGCTATACCTCAGCCTAAGTGGGAGGATAAGTGGCTACCTATTACTACTGAGTTTGCTAACAAGGCTAGTCGTACTAAACTAGTAGGGTTCTTAAAGTTAGAAGATGGGATACTATTTTGATATACGAATATGAATGTCCTGGTGGTGATGAGAGTATCAGTATTGAAAGATCTGTTAATGCACCCGAAGAAAACTATAGGTGTTCAACTTGTGGCGATACGCTAAGGCGTATCTATTCTCCACCTGCTATCACCTTCAAGGGTAGTGGCTTTTATACTACAGACAAATGAGCTATCCAAATTGGTTTGCACAAACTGCACAGAATAATTTTACTACCTACCTATCAGAGTATGCAGGTAAACCTAACCTAAGGTTCTTACAACTTGGTGTATACACAGGAGATGCCAGCGTATGGTTATGCAACAACATACTAACTGATAAGAGTTCAATACTAATTGATGTTGATACTTGGCGGGGAAGTGATGAGATAGACCACGCCGAGATGGACTTCAGCGCAGTTGAGATAGAGTACAAGAAGAAGATTGAGAAGCTATCTGTTGTATCTGTGGTCAGTGATACTGTTGAGTATCTAATCAGACAACGAGATAACTTTATAGGTGCATATGATTTTATTTATGTTGATGCAGACCACACAGCAGTTAGTGTGCTAATGGATGCTGAACTTAGCTGGCCTTTACTAAAGTCCGGTGGTGTTATGGCCTTTGATGATTACACTTGGGGTCGTCATCTCCCACCATCTAAGACACCTCGCCCTGGCATACTCTTATTTACTGAGCGACACAAGGCTGAGATAGAAACATTAGTTATCAACGATCAGTATTGGATTAGAAAAAAGTAGATAGCCCCACCAGGAAGGGTTGGTAGGGCCATCTTTAGATAGATCGGAGAGAGCCGACCTAAGAGTTAGATACTATCAGCAATACCTTGGATGATCCACTCCACTACCGGTACTGCAACTGCGTTGCCCATCTGTTTATATCTATGGGTATCTGATTGGTCTGCTGTCCAGCCATCAGGAAATCCTTGTAATCTTTCACACTCAAGCGGCGTAAGTCTACGCACTTGTGTAGTAGCTACCATAGGCATATTGTTTCCACCTGTTCCCATCCTTGCTTGTAGTGTATTGATCTTATCATCTTGTAATCTTATATCAGCAACTCTATTACCATAAAATATAATAGTAGTAGCTCTTGTATCTCCGTTATCAAATGCGTTCATAGTTGGTACTACTCCACCTTCCACCCAAGTTTCATAGTCTTCATTGGTTTGCGCTCTTCTACTTTTGTTCCACCACAAGTTTGTTTTCTGCGACATACTGGTTGCCTACCCCCTTATAGTCTCGTGCTTGTAGTGTTCCAACTATTGGATTCTCAATAACAACGTGTCCATTATTAGCATCTTGATTTACTACTGACCCGTGATGATAAAGTTCAGCAGGTATGGTGTTGGCTATTGTCTTGCCGCTTGCAAGGTTAACGCTTCTTGTAGTGCTGGCGGTAGTGTCTTGCCTCTGCGGTTTGCTCTGCGTAGTATTCCTTCGCAAGCTTTCGGACTTAAATAATACTTCTGCTGAACTGAGTCCGTCTCCAGTACGTCTGCCAACGATGAAGACACGCCTTCTCCTTTGGGGAACTCCGAAG